AGAAGGCGTAGTAGGCCAGGCGCGACTCTGGCTATGGGTAAGGTCTTGCGAGCGCACCAGTTACGGTGCATTTATACAACCTTATCTCCGTTCGTATACAAAACTGCGTGTCTCTAGTGGCAAGTACCCTTCTCCATCGAGATTTACGGTAAGTCATAGCTATCCTTTTTAAGGGCTCTATTACCAGGCTTATCCACAGCTTTCCACGCCGCTACTACGAAAATAGAATCTCACAGTATAGTCTAAATGTCAACTATTTATTTGGAAGCTTAACGCATTTGTTTTTATCAACTAGGACTTCGGTATAGTCTGACGGCTTATTGCCTAATTTGTATCCTTTGACACCTTCGGAGAAGTCAACAAGAAAACTATTAGCAGATTCGGCGATTATCTTACCCTTTGTATTCTCTCTCACCTGAAAGAGAATTCCGCCAGCATCAATAATTACTAGAATAGAGCATATTACTAAATTCATTCTTCCTCCCCTTGGAAATCTTTTATTGCTCGGTCTAACTTAGTGAGAGCATGTTTTGATATACCAGCGTAAGCTCCGGACGACACCTCGCCTTCGGCCATCAGAGCTAAATATTCTCTTATTGATCCGTCGCCATATGTCAGGGCGGCTATTAGCTTGTTCACTCGACACTGAAGTTCTTCATACGCCGCCATCTCTATGACGTGTACGGCATCTTCATCCAGCCCGTCCACCTTCTCACAGTAAGCGTTGCCATTAGATTCGATCCAGTATTCTTTAGAATTACTCATCTAGCCTCCAATCTGCTCATCCAGGCAAGCAATATCTGTATTTCTATCTTCTTCTTTGAAGTAGTGAAGCGTTAGCATAACGGACCCAATAGTCAGTAGGATGGTAGGATGAGACTGCTGGTTGGCGTAATTAATAAATTTATCTGGCGAGTAAGAAGTAACGGCGGCCACTTGTATCCGTGTTTCTTGTTTATCTAACATTTTCATTAGTCAACTCCTGTTATTTCTATCATCTCCACGTAAGTTGGAGACACCCAGATATTACGATCTATAAGCTTTAGTAAGGGCATCTGCATAATTGAGTGTGTGATGTCAGTTTCATTAGCCAATACATCAATTGGGATCTTTACTTTCACTTCGCCACGCGTACCGTCTTTTAACACTACAAACACTTTCATTTCATCAACTCCCTTACTTTAGTCCCCAGGATGACATCCTTAGAGAGTTCTTCAAATACTCGGAACGTATTTATGGCGTCATTAAGAGCTCTATGAGGCTTCCCCTCGAATTCCATACCAAGATGTTCTACTGCGCCTTGTAAGCCTTTAGAGAGCTTTCCTGGACGTGTAAGAAGGGTGTGCAGTTGAAAGAACGTTTTAATGTCGAAGGTACGTCTACGGAAGATGAAGTCCTTTTCTGAGAGCCCAAGCTCTTCTCGTAAACATCTAGCATCGCCTTCTCCCCACTGAGCACAGGTACGGTTGACCTGATACTGTATGACGTCAGCCTTAAGCTTTTCGTAAGCTTCTTGTAAAGAGATCCCGGATTTCACCATGTCAGTTGTGATGCCCGTGAGGGCTTCAATCTCAGGCTGAATTTCTTGATGGGGGTAAACCAGGATATTACTAGATCGAACTAGGTCAAACTTCCCCTTATCAAGAGAAACAATGACATATCCAATTTCGATGATACGTTGCTCAGGCGTAAAAGGATTATTGAGCTCTAGGTCCAGGAATAGTAGATTACGCATTATTTTTTTCCTCCTGAGTGAGTCTAAACCCAAAGCCTAAAATAGTCAATATAAATTCTTCAAATCCGGTGTCATGGTTCTTAAAATAAAAGAATCTAGTGTCAAAACTCATTCCTATAATAACGATGTCGTCAAATACCGCCGGGTCTCTATTGGAATAGCATGGACGTGGATACTCAATCCTAAGCTTCATCGCTTGCTACCATTGTTACAGTGTCGGCATCCTTATCACTAGCCCACAATCCATAGAATCTGATTTCTAGATATTCATCATCGAAATCGTAAAATGGTGGTTTCCCATCCGTAGATGCCACACAATAATGTTTACCCCAACGAAGCTTGTCACTACCCCCGAAAGTTTTATTGTAGTTAGCGACAGCTTGATTCATAATACTATCAAATAAATAATTAAAATACGCGCTATTATCAGCGGCAATCGAGCACTCATTATATGGGATCTGAATCCTATATACCGCCTGGGCGCACTCTTTCGTTTTAGAATTAACTGTCACTTTTGCAGGAGGATTTAACTGGAACGAGTCTTTACTGAAAGCCAAAGTGCCTCCTCCTGTTCCAAGGGAGATGGACGGAACTTTAAAGAAAAACGATTCGATTTGTTCGGTTAAGTGTACAAATTTATTCAGTTCCAAGAATAAATCTTTATACCGAACATTAAACTGTGTGTTGAGGGATTGTAAGTTTTCTTCACGTTTAGTCATATGTGTTTCCTTAACTGCTTTTCTTTTATCGGGTTCATTATCTTATCCGATGCTCTTCTAAGCTCTAACCGATCTTTATCTTCAATGTCTTCTAACCCGTCGATTAAAAGATTGATCCGTTCGTACAGGTCAATAAGATCCCAGGATATAGTATGTTCATCGATAATAGCGTCATTATATTCGTCTAAAGTCAGCTCACCATCTTTTATAGAATTAGAGACAATGTGGAGATCATTAGCTAAAGCTCTTAATTTGGTTATGTAATTATTTATTTTTTTTAATTCTGTCATAATGTCGTTTTAAAACCTCCATAATGTCGGCTTCATTTCTAATGATCTTATAAATTTGTCTGTCTTCGTTAGTGGCACTATTTGAAGAGTAGTTGGCAAATACATATCCCTCAGCCCTACCTAATTCCGAATTAAGAAAGTCTCGGACATAGGCGTAAGGAACCGCTAGAGCGAAGCTAAGTCCTTCTTGTCCAGCAAAGACCACCGCAGTAAGTTCCCCATCGTCATTATACACAGCAGATCCGCTAGATCCTGGCATGATAAGCCCGGTCACTAATTGAGAATTAAACATCATAATTACCGGTTTAAACCCGAACATGATACAATAACCCAGGTTGGGATTTTTAGGAGTAAAATCATCCTTCACGCAAGGTTCTTGTTGAGTCATAAGAGTTATGACGATTTCGCCAGAGAAATTTCCTTTAGACACAACATGTGGTAGCAAATTAGGATGTCCTGAGATTGTAGCGGCTGTATATTTTTCAGGCTTTTCGGATGCCAACTTAGTGTTTACTCCGAAGTTCTTTAGCACCTTCACCAAGCATAAATCATGGTTTTTATACATCTTATAACTTAGGACTAAATCGCTATCGCCATTATTTGTAGTGACTACTGCGCCATTCTTAACTATGTTACAAACATGTCGGTTGGTTAGAATAACACTCCCATTAGCCCCACTTCGCATAATGCTTCCAGTTCCACCGTTAGTTCCGGCTAAATTGGTTATTTTTACGCTAGTTTTAGCGAAGTCTTTAGCTTCCTTTGGTGTAAGGACATTGGACGGCTTAGATAGTAAGAACGCCGCAGTTCCTAGTGACAACAGTGCCGTTGCTCCCAGCACCCTAATAATAGCATTAGCATACTTATTCAGTAGTTCAGTTTCTTTTTTAAAAATATTCATTTTTATTCCTTTACATTGCTAGATTAATACTATATTATATTATTTTGATACACCTGTCAACTAAAAAAACATATATATTATAGGTAATAAAGTAGCAACGGGCAAACACCTTTAAAATATTTAAAAGCTGGCCATCACGCTCAATAAATTACTTATTTTTTTAATTATACACATGAGGTTACGGATGCTTCAATATATAAAAAGACGAGACTTAGTTCTCGGTCTATTGCTATGTCTTGGCATTAGATCTATGGTTAGCGGTGATTCCATCGCTTTAGCGGCTATTGCTATTGTTGCCGGAGCTGTGTATTCATACACTATCTACCTTGAATCTAAAATCCAAAAGGACATCAACTCTGAAGTTAAAGAAGAGCTTGAGAACGTTAAGAACCTAGTGAACGGACTCTCAATTAAATCTACAGTTAAGCCTGTCTATGAAGAAAAGAGATTCTTCTAATGGCTAAAGAAATTCTGGATATTAATAAACTTCTTAAAGAATCTAAAGATGTACAGAAATTCTCTGCTGCACAATCGGATTTGATAACACAACTTATAGACGAAAATAAGCTATTACGTGATAAGCTAAATCAGATGGAAACTGCGGTAAAACACACCTCAGCTCTATCTATAACAGATCAGCCTAGCCCTGAATCTATTGTTTGTATGGAACAAATTCAGCGTATACGAGAAAAGTCTAACACCCGCGAGCTAACTCTTGAAGAAGTAAAGCGACTGGACCTTCTCATTAAGAACTTAAGATTGACACAAGAACAATCTACCGAAAACGTAGGCAAGGCTAAATACCGAGATGTATCGGAGGCAGACCTTGTCGCAACCATCGAAGAAACCTAAACTCTCCAAAGACCAGGCAATCGATATTGCTTGGCGTAAAGGGCTCCTATCCTGGAAGCTCCATGCTGCACAAAAAGAAGTGTACAATTCCATAAAAGAAAGCAAAAAAAAGATTGTCGTTGTCGGCTGTGCAAGGCGCTTCGGAAAGTCGTACATGCTTCTCTGTTATGCTATTGAAGAATGCCTGAAAACTCCTTACATTGTAATCAAATTCTTAGCTCCTACAGCTAAAGATATCAAATCTGTCATTGCGCAGAACATGCGTGAAATTCTAAAAGACTGTCCAAAAGAACTCACACCTAAATTTAATTTACATTCAATGACCTACCAATTTCCTAATGGTAGTGAGATACAACTGGCCGGTACTGATAACGGCAATGCGGATAAGGTCCGGGGATCTGAAGCTGCACTTTGTATCGTAGACGAGGCTGGGTTCTGTGATGATTTAAACTACGTTGTCAATAACGTATTGATTCCTACTACGGCTAAAAGTCGTGGTAAGGTTGTACTAATCTCTACCCCTTCTCGCTCACCAGATCATCCATTCATGGATTATTTTCGAACTGCCGAAGCTACTGGAGATCTCGTTAAGAAAACTATCTATGACAACCCTATGATTGATGAAGAAGAAAGAAAAGTCCTCGCTGAAGCTGTTGGCGGATTTGAGAGTGTGTCGTTTCGACGAGAGTTTCTAGTTGAGGATATTGTCTCTGAGCAGGATGCCGTTGTGCCTGAGTTCACTACAGAAAAACGTGCTGAAATCGTAAAAGACATTCCAGCCCCGCCTTTTTTTGACAGCTACGTCTCAATGGACATCGGAGGACGAGACTTCACCGTTGTTCTATTCGCCTACTATGACTTTTTAAAGGCCACTGTGGTTGTTGAGGATGAACTTGTATTCAAAGGTAAGATTCTGACAGACGACATCGCTAACGGGATAAAAGAAAAGGAAGCAAAGCTCTGGACAACTCGCGCCGGGGAACTTAAGCCGGTTCATTTGCGGGTGTCTGACAACAACAATGTCATCCTATTGAACGATCTTTCATATAAACATCAGATAAATTTCGTACCCACATTAAAAGACAACGTTGACGCAGCACTAAACCACGCTAGGCAGTTAATTAAATCCAATCGAATAGTAATCAACCCTCGATGCTCAACACTCATTTCACATCTTAAGGGTGCGATATGGAAAAAGAGCGGAAAAGAATTTGCTAGGAGCGCAGATTTCGGCCATTATGATGCACTCTCAGCGTTTATTTATCTTTGTCGGAATGTCGACTTCACTAAAAATCCTTACCCAGCCAATTACAATATGTCATCGGCAATGGAGTTCTTTAAAAAGGAAGATGGCAAGAAAGAACAGCCTAAAACTCAATTAGAACGCACACTTGTGAATGCTTTTTCCGGTCTAAAACGTAACAATTTACGGAGAAACTTTTAAAAAAACATATATATTATAGTTACAAACCTTGTAGTAAGGACTTTTAATGTCAGACAATATATACTTTGCCTCAAAACCCGCTGAGGAAACAGCTGACGTTTTGCTTAGAAAAGCAAATGCGTGGTACAACCAGTTGTATAACAACGGATACCTGATGAAAATCCGTGATGTTTGGATGTCTTATTACAACTGTAACTACGGAACTGGCTCCAGCAGCCACCGAGTTATGTTCACCGGCGAGCAAGGTGAGCAAGTAGCTATCAGCGTCAACCATCTTCGTAACTTCGGTGAGCACATTATCCAGATGATCACCGCAAATAGGCCGGCTCTTCAAGTTAGAGCCTCCAACACCGACTACAAATCCATTGCCCAGACAAAATTAGCCGAAAGTCTTCTTGATTATTACATGAGAGAGAAGCGACTTGAGAAATATCTTAAGCGGGCAGTTGAATACGCTGTCGTTTTGGGTAGCGGATACATCAAAATGTCATGGAACTCCACTTCCGGTGAGCAATATGAAGTAAATGAAGAAACCGGAGCCCCTATTTATGAAGGGGATGTCGAATTCCGCAATCTCTCTCCCTTTGACGCAATTTTTGACATGTCTAAAGACTCAAGCTTTGAACATGACTGGGTTATTTGTCGAACTTTTAAGAATAAATTCGATTTGGCGGCTAAATTCCCAGAAAAAGCTGAGAAAATCAAAGGTTTGCAGACAAAATCAGACATTCTTCGTTATCGTTTGGATATTACTCCTTACGATGAAACTACAGACGTTCCAATATATGAGTTTTTCCATAAAACTACTGAAAGTATGCCAGACGGACGCTATATTCTCTTCTTGGATAGCGATTTAGTCCTCATGGACACGCCAATTCCTTACAGAACCCTTCCTGTGTTCCGTATATCACCTTCAGACATCCTCGGCACTACTTATGGATACACAACACTGTTCGATCTAATGCCCCTCCAAGAGGCTTTAAACAGCTTATACAGCACCATCCTAACAAATCAGAACGCTTTCGGTGTTCAGAACATTTACGTGCCTCGCCAAGCCGATGTTTCCGTTAAATCTATGGAAGGCGGCCTTAATATCATCGAAGGTAATGCTGCCGCAGGTAAACCTGAGGCTTTGAATCTGACAAGCACCCCTCCTGAGATATTCAACTTTGCTGGGCTCTTAGAAAGACAGATGGAAACCCTTTCAGCGGTTAATAGTGTGGCCCGAGGTAACCCTGAGTCTTCATTAAAGTCTGGAGCAGCTCTTGCTCTAGTTCAATCTCAAGCATTACAGTTTATGTCTGGACTTCAAGAGTCATACACCCAACTAATCGAAGACGTTGGTACAGGACTCATCAATATGCTTAAGGATTTCGCATCTGTTCCGAGACTTGCCACTATTTCAGGTAAGGCTAACAAGGCTCTCTACCAAGAAACATTCACTGGTGACGATCTTTCTCAGATCAACCGTGTTATTGTCGAGGCTGGAAATCCTCTCGGAAAGAGCACCGCTGGTAAAATGGAAATAGCCCAGCAAATGATGCAGTATGGTATTATCAAGAATCCGGAAGACTTCTTGGCGGTAATGGAGACGGGAAGACTAGATCTGATGACAGATGAATCCTACCGTGAAACTTTAAACATCCGTCAAGAAAATGAACGTCTTGCTGACGGTCAAAATGTTAAAGCTTTAATTATCGATAAACATTCTATTCATATTAATCATCATAAAACAGTGTTATCTGATCCTACTTATCGTTTTGACGACGAATTAGCCGGAAGAGTACTTGCACATATTCAAGAGCACGTGGATCTTCTCCGCAATGGAGACCCAGGTCTTCTTGCAATGATGGGGGAACAATCTCTTGGTCCGGCGCAAGGAACTCCTCCTCCGCCACAACAAGGTGGGGATGTAAATCAATCTCAAGCTCCTAATCCTGAGCAAAGCCCTATGGGACCTCCTCCTGCTGGAGCTGAGGGAATGCCAGGAATGCCTAATATGCCCCAAATTGATTCCGGACTTTTAGTCAAGCCTGAGCTTCAACAGAATAGTTTAGGAAATGTAAAATAATGGTTATATATAAAATTACTAATCTATTGAATAAAAAATGCTACATAGGACAAACTTCTCAAAAGAATCCTATGAGAAGATTTTATAGCCATATTTCTAATTCTAAATTAAATATGGACGGTTATTTATATAATGCGATTAGAAAATATAGTATAGAAAATTTCAAATTTGAAGTAATAGAAGAAGTAAATTCTAGGGATGAATTAAATTTTTTAGAAAAATACTATATAAAACATTATGATTCAATGAATAATAAATATGGATATAATTTAACATCGGGAGGGGGGCAGTGTATTTTAACTGCCGAAAGTCGATTAAAAATTTCTAACACAATTAAATCCCAATTTAAAAATGGCCGTAAGATTGTATTAAGATCCATCCTTAAACTTTCCGAAGAAACAAAAAAAAGAATTAGTTTGTCCGGAAAAGGAAAAAAGCGTTCTGATTTGTTAGGATGGT